ATTTGATTTTTATTGCTCTTTTTTAACTACAGATTTACGAACTACATCAAATGCAGGGTCAATAGGAACAACCAAGTTTTCAAATGTATTAATTGCATTTAATGGATCCCCGCTATCTTCTGGCAACACAGCAATATATGTTGACGGGATAGATGTTACATCATCATCCCCTGCAGCCGCGGGAGGATACGGAACAGATGAGTCAACATCGTTAAAAATAGGAGTAATTAATACCCCAGCATCATTTACTTTTGCATTAGCGGCTTTTGGTAAAAAGAACTTAACGACTAAAGAAAGTAGCGCATTAAGCTCAAATCATCTATTAGCGTTTAAAAAAACAAGTAGTAGAGTTTTATTTTCTATACCAACACCTGCTGGAGAATCTTTAACAGTCTCAATTACCGATCTTGCGGATACTATATCGATAAATGCAAGCGGCTCGGCGACAGCTACTCCAGCCATTACTGCACCAAACGACACTATTGCTGCAACAGAGTCAGGCTCAGCTACTGCAACGGTAGCAATAACCGATGTGGCAGATACTATTGCCGCTAACGCATCAGGAGCAGCAACGGTAACGGTTGCGATTACGGCGCCAAATGACACTATTGCAATAGCAGAGACGCAAAGCTCAACAACTACTGTTGCTATAACTGATATTTCTGACACCGTTTCCGTAAATGCAAGCGGATTGGCTACAGTAGACGCAGCCATTACCGATATAGTCGACACGATTGCAGCTAATATCTCATCGGCTGGAGACTCTGTAACTGTAGCGATTACAGATAGCAGAGATACGATTTCCGCTAGTGAAGCGCAAACCAGTACAGTAACGGCAGCGATAACTGACTTAGCCGATACAATTTCCATTACCGACAGTGGATTGGCGGCTGTTGATGTATCAATAACGGCTCCAAATGACACGATTGCTGCATCAGTTACAGATGTTGTAATAAGCAACGTCGATGTATCAATAACTGACCTTCCTGACACTATTTCAGCGTCAGAAACACAAAGCTCAACTGTTTCCGTATCAATAACCGATTTACCGGACGTTATTAGCATTAATGCTTCCGGCCTTCCTGCTCCGGTATCATCGGCTACAGGTGGAGCTTACAACATACATCCAAGGCTTTATGAGGTTAAGCGTCCTAAGAAGCGTATAGCAAAGAAGAAAATTGACCAACTCATAGAAGAAGTAGTTCAGGAACAGAGCGAGTATGAGCGTCTATTAAGCATCAAATACAAGCCGATTGCTTACAAAAGCGATGCAATTGATAAGTTACAGAAACTTGTCGATGACATGAACAATAGACAGCTTGATTTATACAACGAACATCTATCAATCATTCAAAGAGAAAAGGAGTTAATCAAAGAACATAATCAATTTATCCATAAGTACAACATTAGCGCCCGTCTGTTATTGCTTTAATTTGCATAGTGTGCTATATAATAAGCAATAATTAAACGTTGTTTAATTAAAATGTCTTGGCCCATTAGACCATGCCTTTAGGTGTAAAAATGTCAGAAGAAACCTTCGTAAACGATGAAGAAGTAGAATTACCAACTGAAACAGAATCGGAAGCAGAATCCGAGACAGAACAGGAAACCGAAACAGAAGTAGTCAAAAAAGAATCGGGAGTACAGAAAAGAATTGATGAGTTAACCCGTGAAAAGTATCAAGCAAGGCAACGGGCCGAACAAATTGAGAGAGAAAACGAGTCATTAAGGGCTTTTTTACAGCAGCAAGTAAATAATGAAGTTCCTCGGGTAGATATTGAAGAACTGGTAAAACAGGAAGCAACACGACAACGGGAAACGGACAGATTTAACGAGGCATGCAACAAAACCTATGATCTTGGGCAAAAGGAGTTTAATGACTTCGATGCAACGGTAAGCAACCTTCAAGTTGTTGGTGTAACCCCTCAATTTTTAGACCTTGTGGCAAGCTCAGATGCAGGGCATAAAGTCCTTCATTATCTTGGTACCCATTTAGAGGAAGCGGACAAGTTAATACGTATGCCGCCTCATCAAATGGGAAGAGCTTTAGCCATTCTTGAAATGAATATCGGTAACTCGAAACAAAAAGTATCGAAAGTGCCACCTCCAATTACACCTCTATCCGGTAAAACTGTAGCAGGCAAAAAAGACCCTGCCGTGATGACTGATGACGAGTATATGAAATGGCGGCGATCTGCAAAATAACGTGACGTAAGTCATTTAATTAAATTAAAACTATCTAACTATTAATTTGATTAAAAAATGTTCTAACATTTACCAAAGGAAAGTCAAGTGTCTAATTCTTTAAAATTTATAGATATGGTTGCGCGAGAAGCCCTCGCTATAGCCCATGAAAAACCGCAGTTCATCGGAACTGTAGACCGTCAATATGACGAATCTTACGCAAAATCTGGCGCTAAAATTGGCTCCACGTTGCGCGTCCGTGACCCTAACCAGTACGTAAGACGCCAAGGTTCGCGCGTTATGAACGTGCAAGATCAGAACGAAACAACACAAAATATAGTTTTGGCAACTCAAGACGGTGTTGATATGCGCTTCAACGCAGCAGAGTTATCGTTAAACACTGATTCTCCAAAAGAAGTAGCTGCATTTAGTAAGCGCTATATAGAACCTGCTATGAGCGTTCTTATCTCAGGAATCGAGGCTGACTTTTTAGCTATGGCTACCAAAGCTACAGCTAAAGTTGCTGGAACTCCTGGCACTCCAATCACTAACTTATCGGTTCCAGGCGCAGCCAGAGCAAAACTTAACCAATCTCTTGCACCTAAAGATAACCGTTGTGTACAGCTTGATTCTGTGACAATGGGCGGTTTGGTTAATGGCGTTGCTGGTTATTTTGCACCTGCGACAGACATTGCAGATCAATATCGTGAGGGTAGAATTGCTCGTACAGGTATGGCTGATTGGTATGAAAATGAGCGCGTATGGACGTTGACTAACGGCTCAGACGTGACCATCTCTACCGATGCAGCAGCTTTGGCAGTTGACGGCTCTAACGTGCTGGATTTCCACACTTTGACAGCATCACAGGTCGCCATTGGCGCAGTCTTTACGGTTGCCGGTATCTATGAGTGCCATCCCGAAACAAAACAGCCCTACTCGAACCTGCGTCAATTTACGCTGGTATCTGGTGGAGCTACTTCTGGAAGCTCAACCATTTCACCTGCAATCTACATGACTGGAGCTAAGAAAAACGTATGTACTTCAACCGGTGCAGACGTAACATCAGCATCATTTAACGCCCAGGTTATGACTTTCGTTGGCTCTGCATCTACTTCCTACGTTCAAGGTTTGATGTATGCTAAGGAAGCTTTTCAATTTGTTACTACAGACTTGGAGCAACTGGAGCGTGACCCTGAAAAATGCGTGCGTAAGGTTCAAGACGGAATCGCAATGCGATTTTGGATGGACTCTGATATAAGGAATGACGAGTTATTATGTCGTCTTGACATACTATATGGCTTTGCAGCTTTACGCCCAGAGTGGGCTTGCCGTTTAATTGGCGCATAACAGAGGATTTAAAAAATGGCTTCAACAACTGACCAAAACTATGAGCAAGTCTCCTACGGGGGCTCTGTTCCTTCTCAACATGTAGGCGCAGGACGTAAGATCATTTCAGACGCAGTGGCTACACGCACACTGCTATCTAAAGAATCGGGCGCATTGTGCTTATTTGATCGTGCGGCTGGTGTGGTTTACACGCTCCCAGTTATTACCGCTGCAAACGTAGGTATGTTCTTCGACTTTAGAACTATTGTAACCATAACGTCTAACGCGGCTAAAACCATCACTGGAAGTGCTGCTCAATTTATCATCGGTGATGTTCAAATAATCCTGGTTGGCGCGGCAACTACTCTTGCGGCGGCTTTTAACGGCTCTACTCATGTGGCTATTTCCAGCAATGGAAGTACTACAGGCGGCGTTATTGGCGACCAATACCGGCTTACTGCAATCTCCACTACTCAGTGGCTAATCGAGGGCATGGTAAGTGGAACAGGCTCACTAGCAACACCAGCAGCTACATCTTAATATTTAACGCCCCAGAAATGGGGCATTTTTACAGGTGACTTATGAAAAAGAAAAAACCAGGAAAAGGCGGCGGCGGTAAAAAATGCTAGTCCGCGTCATTGATGAATCTGGCAAAGTTGAAAAATTTGTGCCAGATGATCAAGTCGAAAAATTCAAATCGTTTGGCTGGACTGTTGATGATGACACTCAAGGGCCGGACACAGCAAAAAAACGCGGTAGACCCCGCAAAGAGACTGAATAATGACAACGGCGGCAGAGATTATCATATTAGCGTTAAAAGATATTCAAGTTCTTGATGAGAATGAGACCCCTTCTGCCGCTCTCATGTCAGACGCATTGACAACGCTTAATCAAATGATGGCAATGTGGCAAACTGACGACATGTATGTATACGCTCAGGAAAAAACGGGGATAGCAACTACCTCGGCCACATCCTATGCGGTTGGAATTGGAGGAAACTTTAATATTGCCGCTCCTCCTTCACTTGATTTTGTGTTTTATTCAAAGGGAGGAGTAGATTATCCCGTTGAACCTCTGTCTTCTCTTGAAGACTATCAGAGCATAGCCTACAAGAATTTAACCGGCTATCCTGACTATTATTACTACAATAACACCTATCCGTTATCGTCTCTCTATCTCTATCCAAAGGCGGCTACCGGAGGAACGATAAACATTGTTTATAGCGTCCAGTTCCCTAGTTATGCCCTATCAGCAGATGATCTAACATTGCCTGCTGAATATGCCTTAGCGATACGTTTTAGCCTAGCAGAATTACTCAGTACAATGATGGGTAAAGTTCTTAGGCCAGATATTACGTCAAAAGCAATCGGATACCGGAAAATGATTAAGCGCAACAATCTAAGAATAAATAAACTTGACCTAGGGAGTACTCGCTTAGGCCATTTGGCAACTTTTTACCAGGGCTAAATCATGGCTACTAAAAATAAACTTTATCAACCAGCAGCGCAGCCAAGCAATCAATTAACTGCGGCAATGGGGATCCCTGGGATTACGACTGGAACAACATCAAGAGCCAGCTACAGTCCAGACGGACAAATGAACTTGTATGGCGATTCCATGTTGAATCACAACACGACTACTCCAGGAACGCAGGCTCAAAACTTTACTCAAGTCTCTACTCAGCCAACAGGGGTTATGCCAATGCAACAACAGCAAAGTCCGTTATTGGCATCTCAGCGAAACAACTCAATGCAACACATGTCAAACAGGGCGTGGAAAGCTTGGGATGCAAACGGCGGCGTTATGGGATCCCCATTTGTGCCAGCAGACATGCAAAAGAGCAACACTTATAATCCTAATATGTTCAGAGACCAATACAGAACAGAAATGCAATCCCAGTACGGGCCTCAGAAAATGTTATGGGGGCAGAACTGGGGAGACTGGTCAGCGCAGCATGGTTATAACGCGGCTAATCCGGTTGAGGCAAAAAACACGTATCTTGGCGGCTCAGATAAGGTAACTGGAGGAAGGTATTACCCAGGTGGAAGCGCAAAGACTGGAGGTATACGGCAAGTTACTCCACAGTATGATAATTTTGGGTATCCAATAAATGGCTAACAATTCGTCTTTTATCCCTACACGCAACGAACTTATAAATGCTATCGGAGCGGTTAAAGGAACGATAAAGAAT